TTATTATTTATTTTATTAAATAAAAATTCTGAAAGATTTGTATGCTCCCAAAACGTATGGAATAACGCAACAAGAAATACAAGAAATATGAGTTATGATTTAAGATGTACTCCTTATATAGAACCTGAATTTGTAAATTTCCAATACCCTTCTAATTTTCCTAATAATTATGGTAAATGTATAAATATTTAAAAAAAAACAGAAAATAAATAAGGTAATGTATAAAAATTTTTTTAATTTATTTAATAATATTTCAACAGTTCCATTTGCTATAGTTTCAAGTATATTATATTTATTAATACATATTTTCTTACATAAGGTCTTATTATTAAATAATAATTATAAAAAGATAAAATATAAAAGAAAAACATATATTTTAACAAATATTTCAAAATCAATTGTTTTATCAGTAATTTGTTTTATGTTTTTAACAGCAATAAAAAAAAATGATATAAATTTACTTAATACAATAAATTGGGATAAAAATAATCAAGTTTTAATAAATTTTACAACATTATATAGTATAACTGATATTATTGGTTTGTTTATTAATAAAAAAATGATGTTATCAACAATAATACATCATATTTGTGTGTTTTTTGGATGGTTATATGTAATTAATTCAGATTTTTCAAAAGAAGGACTTTTTAAACCATTGATAATTTATGGTTGTTTCTCTTCAACTGCCTTCATTATCAATTTATATTTAGGAAGTAGATTTATTATACCAATATTTTTAAAAAATATTTTAAAAAAAATATGTTATTATAATTATTTAATTTCAATTACATTTAATTGGCTTTGGCAAATATTTTATTTAACTATTTATATTTATTTAAATTGTAATAATGTTTATTCTATGATTGCTATTTGTTTGTATATAATTTTATTATATAATTGGGTTAAAGATGATTTAATACTAATTAAATATTTAAAAGAGTAAACAACAATTTTTTGGTTTAGATTTTATTTCAATATTAAGTTTTTTGGATGCTGTAATAACTATATCTATTATTTGTGGTGCTATTTTTTTAAAATTATTAATTATAATTAATTTATCTTTTTCAGATAAATTAGAATCTCTTTTTATTATTAAAGAAATAGTTTCAATTACTAAATTATTTTTTTTTAATCCATTACATGGATAATTTTCTACTAATATAATTACTTGTGCTATGATTTTTAACCAAAATTCATATCCTAAATAATTTTTATTTTTAACATCTTTAATAGAATTTTTAATGAATACTACTATTGAAAAATATAATTGTTTAATGTAAGGAAAATCTTTTTTTGTTAAAGTATTTGTTTCTTTATTAATTATAAAATAAATATCTTTTTTTACAGAGTTTTTTGACATAATAAACATTAATATTTTAATTTAATACAAACTTAAATTATATTGTATTTTTTTTTTAATTTATTTTCATTATTCATTGTAAGAACATACATTTAATATTTCAAAAAAAACATTATGACTTTTAGAAAGATAGAATTGATTTGAATTGAAAATAATATAAATTTTTTTACTGTTAAAATTTTTCATTTTTATTACAAATTAAATATATATATAAATTATAAAATGAATTTTCTATTTGTATTTAGTATTATAATAGTATTAATTTTACATATACTTTTAAAAATGTATATTTCTAATATAATAAAAGAAAAATTTTTTAAAAAACATAAAGATAAAGAAGTTTATTATAAAATTAATGAAGAAATTGAAGAAATTGAAGATGATGAGGATGATAATATGTTTTCTGATTTAGAAAATGATTTATTAAATTATGTTAATAAAAATAGTAGAGATGACAGTTTAGTTTATCAAAAAAAAATGAAAGAAATAGAATCTAATTCTTTTCCAATTGAAACAAATTTAAATAAGTATTATGAAATAGACAAAAATGTTGAGAATAATAATTTAAACAATATTATTTCTCCTTATAGTTCATTACAATCTAATTATTTTCAATTAACTTAATAATTTTTTGTAATAAGTTTATTATATCATTTATTTTACTATTTTTTTTTGTAATTAATATATTTAATGAATAATATTTTGAGGAATTTTCTATATTTTCAACAAAATTTAAAAAGAATTTATTATTTATATTGTAAGATTCTATTATTTTAAAAATTTCATTATGAAATGAAAATTTGTTTGGAAAATGTTCAATACTTAACATTTTTTTGTTTGCTACTTTTAAATTTAAATCAAAATTCTTTTTATCAAAAATATGATGTTCAAGAACAGTTTCTTCAAAACATTTTGGTTGAAATAAATTATTTATAAATAATTTTAAATTATTATTATAATAAATTTTAGCTTTTATTAATGTTTTTTTTTTATTAAATAAAATTGATTGTAATTTTTGTTTTATTTTATTAATTTTATCTTTTTTAATTTTTGTATCAAAAATTCTATCACTATATTTCTTTCCAAATGATATTTCTAAATATATATTATTTTGATTATTTAATTTTGGAATAGTATTTTCTAAATATTTTTTTAACATATTTACTTGATAATAATGGTTTAAATTTTTAAATATTTATCAAATTTTTATTTTGTAATAAATTTAAAATTTTATTTAATTTAATATCATTTTCAAATTCCTTTTTAGAAATAAAATTTAAATCATTGTCAACATAAATAAACTCTTTTTTATTATAGTAATTAGAATTTTGTAATTTATGAATTACATTTTTATTAAAAATATAACAAATGCCATTTGTAGTATTGTTTATAGTCCAAATAGAAGTTGCTAGAATAACATCTAATATTCCATAGGTTAGATAATATAACATATATTATTAATTATATTAATTTTATAAATCTTTTTTTATAATATTATATTATAAAAGTAATGGATAATCCAAATATGATATGTTTTAGAAATTTTTTTTGTATAAATAAAAATACATTTTTATTATTATTAATTTTATTTATAATTTTTTTTGTTTATTTATATAATCAAAAAATAAAAGGTTTTAATATTTTTAAAAAATTAAATAAAAAAATAAAAGGTCAAAAAATAAGATTAAACAATATACAACAAGAAATAAATAATAATAATCATATAAATGATCCTCTAAGTGCACCTGAATATAGTTATCCAGGTTTTAGAAGACAAATTGTTAAAAAAGTAAATGGTGTACCCATAAATGTTAAAACTAGAGGGGAAACACGTTATCAAGCGATGGGAACCCTCACTCACTTGGATGATGTTACAAATGAAACAACGATATATCCATTATACGGAAAACCAACATATAGTTCTAGTTCAAAATTTAATTATTTCACACAAAATGATAAATATAATCCAATTAAAATTCCAATTAATATAAATGGGAGAAAATGCACTGATGAAAATGGATGTAATGAATTATCAGATAATGATACTATAAATTTACATAATAAAGATTTTAAAGTTGAAATGTATGGTCTTGATGCACCAAAATATATCCCATATGTATATTAATTAAAAAATGTATTTTTTTTTATCATATTAGAATTATATTATAATTAAATGTAATAAGAATTTAAATTTTAAAAAAAATTATATATAATTAATTAAAAGTTACAAGAATTTTTATGTTATGTTTGTTAACTTTTCTAGTGGCGCTGATGGATAATTCACTTCTTTTTTTTCTTGTTTTATTATTTTTTTTTTGTTTATAATTATTTTTTAATGAAGTATTCATATCATTTTCTATATTTTTTAAATTTTTTTTAATATATTTAATAATATTATTTTTTATAGCCCATTGAAAAAAATTTAATTGTCCAACAGTTGTAACAATTGAATTATTGTTATCATAATAAAATTCAATTCTTTCTCTTCTACAAAAAGGGTCAAAAACTTTTTTTGAATATGCTTTTAATCTTTTTTTATAATCTAAATATACTATAAATTGATAATTTTTAACAATATATGAAATATTATATTTTTTGGAATAATTAGTTACAAACCAATCAATAATTCTTAAAGATAATTTTGACCTTCCATTTAAAATTGGTAATAAAACATCATAATTTGTTTTTTTAGTATAAAATTTAGTTAAATTAACCATTAATAATTCAGCTTTTGCTATAGGTTTGTGATTAACATGCATTTAAATAAAAATCTCTCATTTTTTTTTTAAGTAAATTATCTTAATTTATATTAAATGATTAACAATTTAATAAATTTAGAAAAAAAATTTAAATTTAATAAAATAAAAAGATTTAATAGTATAAATATTTTAAAAGATTGTGTTAAAAATTATTATTATAAGGACAAAAAAAATAAAGATTATAAACATGTTAAGACTTTTGAAAGGAAAATATATTCACAAAGTCATTTTTTAAAATTTATTAAATTTATAAAAAAATCAAAATTAATAAATGAAAATGATAAAATACTTATTAGTAAATCAAAGACGAATATAAAAAATGAAAATATAATAAATATTCTAAATAAATATTTAATATATTATCCTAAATATGAAGTATTTGATAATTTTATAAAAAAATTAATGAATAGATTTGTTAGTTTTGATATTTTGCTTGATGTTGAAAAAAATTTAAATAAAGTATCTATTTATAATTCTAATAATATTAATATTACAATTATTCATAAAAATAAAATTAATAAAAAATTAATTAAAAATATTTTTAATAGAATCTATCTTATGATTGAACTATCAGATAAACAAATTAGTCAAGAAATAAACATAGTTATATTTTTATCAAATAATAAAAAAAAAATAAATAATGGTATTTTAGGTTCTTTAAATGCAAATTCAGGTTCTACAAGTTTTTTTATGAATCACTACTCTGAAATAGTAATTTGGCGTAAAGAAGAATTACAAAAAGTATTATTACATGAGTTAATTCATTTATTATTTTTAGATTATAAATTTGAAATTGAAAATAATGTAAAAAGTATTTTTAATATTAATAAAAATACAAATATTTTGTTAAATGAAGCATATACAGAAACTTTTGCAAATTTAATAAATATAATAATAGTTTCAATTGAAAATAAAAAAGATTTACAAAATTTATTAGAAACAGAAATTCATTTTAGTTTATTTCAGACTAGTAAAATTTTAAAACATTATAAATTTAAATGTATTAAAGATTGTAAAAAAGGTTTTATTAAAACAAAAGAAAATGAAATAAAATTATTTGAACAAAATACATCAATATTTTCTTATTATATTGTGAAAAGTATGTTTTTGTATAATTATAATTTGTTTATTAAATATTTGGTTAATTATAATATAGATTTATTTAAAACATCTAGTAATAAAAATTTTTTAAACAAATTATTACAAAAATGTTTATTAAATGAATCTTATATTAATGAAATTAATAGATTATTAAAATTTTTTAATAAAATTACTGGTAAACATTTTAAGAAAAATCTTAGAATGACAATTATTGAATAAAAATTCTTTATTTTTTGATTTTTTTTTAAATACTTTTATTTTTACTGATTTAAGGGGTTTAATTTAAATTAAAAATGATTTAAAAGTTAATTACGCGTTAAAATTATAAAATAAAATTCTTATTATACAAAAATGGCAAAATCAAACAAAACAACTAAATCTCACAAAAAAACAAAAAAAACCCGAACCAAAAAATCAAAGAAAAAAGTAGAAGTACAAGAAGCCGCTACTTCTGAACCAGTAGTTGTAGTTGTATCTGAACCAATTGTAGAAGTTGCTCCTACACCAGAAGTTGAAGTTAGTTTAGTTCAGAATACTATTAATGATATTACAAAAAGAGTTAATAGTTTATATGACGAAATTAAATCTCTTAAAGGAGATCTTAAACTTTTAGGAAGTCAATGGAAGAAAGAACGTAAAGAGCTCAAAAAAAATCGTAAGAAAAGACGTAATAATAATGGAAAAAAAAGAGCTCCATCTGGATTTGCAAAACCAGCATTGATTTCTAACGATCTCTGTGATTTTATAGGAAAAGCTCACGGTTCTCTCATGGCGAGAACTTCTGTTACCAAGTTCCTTACTAATTACATTAAAGTAAACGATCTTCAAAATCCTAAAAATAGAAAACAAATTAAACCAGACAAAAAACTTCAGAATATTCTTGGACCACTTATCGAAGTTGACAAACATAAGGGTTATACCTACTTTAACCTTCAGCGTTACTTGAAAAATCACTTCGAAAAGAGTAATTCTACTACTACGACTGTTTCTGCGAGTTCATAAATTTATTTATTTTATTTTTAAAAAAAAAATATATTAATTATTAAAAAAAATTAATATTAATTTTTAAACAAAATTCAAACAAACATATTATTTATTCTTATATATAATTTTTTCATTTAATTTTTATTTTAATTAAAAATAATTTTGTTAAAAAACAAAATTTATTTTTATTTAAACAAATTCAAACATATACTTATTTTTGTAAGTTTCATTTTTATTCCTCATAGTTTTTTGAATTGTAGATTGATTTAATTTTAATGCTCTTTCAGCATCTCGACAACTATCAAAAGTATAAACTTTCAATGTATCTAAATCAACTGCTCTAACTTTTTTACAAATTTTTTTCATTTCACCACAACGAAGACTACTTCTAATATTTTCTTGTTGTGAACCTAATTTTAAATCGTCAGGATAATTTCTATAACAACTATCAGAATCTAATGGTGCTTCATCATCGTGTAAAATAAATTGTTTAGGAAAAAATCCATTATGAGCAATAAATATTAATTTATGTGCATTATAAGACTTATTTTTAACTCCGATTACTCTATATTTACTTTCACCTTGTTTACAACCTTTTGGTTTTCTTCCATCTGGTTTTAAAAATCTACCTTTATTAGAATATTTTAAAATTAAATTTCCAATATTTTCAGTCCACCAATCACTTTTTTTTGGTTCAAACCAGATTTCATCTTTTAAATTTGGTATTATTTTATATCTAAATTTGTTTTTAGTTCCTTTTAAAAAACTGTTATCTTTTATTTTTCTATATACACTTCCTGAACCAGATAACTTAGCTGCTATAACTAAACTTCCATATGTTTGAATAACTTTTCCTGTTACAGGATTATATAATTCTACTTCTTTGCTTAAAGTTTTCGCACTTTTTATTTTTCTATTTTTTTGTAAAAAGTTTGATTTTCTAATATTATCACTTCTAGAAAGCCATTGTAAATTATTGAGATGTCGTAAATATTTAAAATCAGGAAATAAATTTTCTTCAAAAATATGGTCTACATTTTGATTATGTTTAATATTAGGGAAAAATGTAAATAATAGACATTTTCCGACCGCTCTATTTTTTTTATTATTATTTTTAAGAATATTTGGTGCTAATAGAATTTGTCTTCCGTTGGTACATCTTTTTAATATTTTTTTAGTTGTAGAATTTCTAATTTTTCCGTGAATATTAATTTCATATTTATTAAATTTTTCTTTTATATTTTTATTAATATATAAAATAGTTTTCCATTTATCTTCAAATTTTCCATATAAGGGATGAATATTTTTTTGAAAAACACTTAAATCTTTTGGTAAATTATGGTCATTTAATTCACCAAAATATTTAGTAATATCTTTTTTGCTTATCATTATATTTTTTTGTTATTAGAAATATTTATTTTTAATTTTAAAATCAAATTTTTTTTTTTAATTAAATTAATTTTAAAGTATGTGGTAAAAAAAAATGTATGTAAAAAAAGTATAAATTTTTTATACTATTTAATTTCTATGATTATATTAATATTATAAAAATGAATTATATAATTGATATTCGCAATAATAAAAAATATTCTATCTTTTCAAAAAATGGTAAAAAACTAATAAAAAATTATATTAAAACTCTTTCAAAAAGTATACAAGTCCGCGGCGGCGCGCACCAAATTCGAAATACTTCTACTTGTCCTATTTGCTTCAATGATATACCAACTGGTTCTAGGCGATATTCAGTTTGCGCAGCAGGTCATCAATTTTGTATTCCTTGTGTTCAAACATTTACAAACTATAGAATTACCCAATGCCCCACTTGTAGAGGTCCAATACATTTGCAATTATTACAAAATAATGCTATTGGTGTATACTATATTACATTATTTGAAATGTTACGTGCAAGATTTTGGTATGCCCTCCAAATTATTTATTATGTAGGTCATACCCCTTTTAGTACTGCTATTTTACGCGATTTAACAATACATACACAACTTATACATTTTCAACCTAGTTATGCTACATCAGGAATAAGACATTTAGTGCAACTTATTATATTTTCAAATATTATTATATTTTTTGCGCAATCAGGTTTTATATATCTTTTGGGGTTCTTTCTATTTCATGCATACATATGCGTTATTAATTGGTCTAATGGAGAACCCATACGTATTAGTGAGGTATTAATGTTTATCTTGTATTGGTGTTGTATTTACGACGCCTCTCACGGAAATGCATTTAATACTACCTGGGGACGCGAGGAAGTAGTAGATATTGTTATTGATTTCGTGGAAAATAGTGATGAACATGATGAACATGATGTGAACATAATTGATATTATAACATTTATCGCAGACATTTTAAGCTGGTCCAGCACAGGAGGCAGCAACAACACAGGCATGGAAAGTGGTAGAAACTTAAAACAAAAAATAACTCCAAAAAAAATAATTTTAAAATTAAAAAATATAATTAAAAATCAATCAAAAAAAAAAAGATATATGAACAAAAAAAAAAAATAAAAAAAAAAAAAAAAAAAAATATAAAAAAAAAAAAATAAAAAAAAAAAAAAAAAATAAAAAAAGAAAAAAAAAAAAAAAAAAGAAATCAAAAAAAAAAAGATATATGAACAAAAAAAAAAGATATGAATATAGAGATGAAATACTATCCAAACTAAATAATTTAGCAAGAAAAAATAATTTAGATATTAAGAAAATTCTTAAAAATGAAGATTATAATATAATGTATAATGATTTAAGAAATATTAAATTTGATGAAAAAAGAAAAACTGAAGAATTAAAAGCATTAAAAAAAATGAAAAAACTATTTAAAAATATAAATGTAAAAAAAATTTTTAAACAAAATAAATTTAAATCTGTTAAATATAAAATAAATACTTTATGCAGTATGTATGAATGAGGTATATTATATTTCTTGGTTTTAGGTAGGTTTACAATAAATTTATATAATAAAAAATGAAATTTTAATAAGATTCTTAAATATAAATCAAGTAAATATAAAATATAAATTTAAAGAATTAAAAATTAAATGAATTAATTAATTTAAATGGAAAAGTTAAGACAAAATATTAATGATATAGATAATCAATTGTTATTACTATTACAAAATAGAAACAGGGTATCGCAAGAAATAGGTGAATTTAAAAAAAAAAACAATTTACCTATATATGATAGTGTCAGAGAAACACAATTATTAGATAGGTTAACAAATCTTAATATGAAATCTAATTTAGAAGGAATTTTTATAAAAGAAATATGGAATTTAATAATAAATAATTCAAAAAAATTACAAGAATAAATTTACTTTTTTTTTTTGTTATTATGTTAATTTCAAACATATTATTTTTTAAGTTGTTAAATTTATTTTAAATTGCTAAAACTATTAGAATTAATAATAATTCTAATAATTTAAAATCTTCATTATGTAGAAAGAGATACCTCATTAAAAATAAATAAATAAATGTTATTATTTAAATCAAATTTTTATAAAAAAATAAAATAAAAAAAAATTAGGCTCGCTCAGCAGCGACGCATTCAAGTCGCTGGATATTATTATTAGAATAATAATAATATTGACAAATTAAAATAAAAGTTTGGAAAAAAGATACAATACCTAATAACAATACTGGGAGATCTGAAATAAATATTCCATGAACTATATAAAACATATAACTAAATATTTGAATTATTAACGATTTAAAACTAATACTTGTAATATTTTTTTTTTTATATAATAAATAAATTTGTGGTAATTTATAAATTATACTAAAAGTTAATCCCACATAACCAAAAATAAAATGTTCCATTTTTTTATATAAAAATACTAAAATATTTTTAAATATATTTAATAATTAAATTAAAGTATTTTTTTTAATAAAATAAAATTTAGAATCATCTATTTTTAAATCATATTTATCATTAAAATTTTCATATATACTACATACTAAATCATTTACATTTTTTATTAAATTATTATTTTTATCTTGAAGATATGTTCTAATTGGTTTATTATTTAATTCTTCAATTAAAATATTTAATTCATCAAAATATTTTAAATATTTTTTTTCATTTTCTATTTTTAATAAAAAAATTATATGGTTTCTTTTTCTTTTCATTTTATTTTTTATTTTATTTATTTCTTCTTTATTATTTGTAATTTTAAATTCAAATAATTTTAAAATTTTTTTTTGTTTTAACCAATATGGTGCAAGTTGAATTATTGGTTCAATTGGAAAAAAATCGTTTGTTAAACTTTGAATAATCATTATTTTAGGATAATCCATTTTAAATATAATATTTATTTTTATAAATTAATTTTTTTTTAAATATATATAAAAAAATTATTAAAATTTTTAAAACAATAAAAAAAAATATAATAATTGTAATATAAGTAAAAGTAATTATAAATTTATTTTGAATATCTAATTAAAATTTATTTCGACAGATAGGACATTTTTTTAATATTATTTTTTTATTACATACTTTACAAATAAAATGACCACAATCAAACATTTTAAAATAAATTGGTTTAATTTTTTCAAAACAAATTGGACATTTTAATTCTGATTGTTTTAGTTTTTCTATTAAAATTATATTTATCTTTTTTAGTTTTTTAATACTTTTATTTTGCTTACACAAACCATTTTCTTGTTTATTTAAAATAATCCCTTGGTTATAAAAAACTTTTCTTAATTTCTCATTTTCTAATTCTATTTTTTTTGATTTAAAATAATAAAATCTACTTGAAATTATTAAACATTTTGTTGCTTTTATTATTAATTCCTGTTCTTTAATAATTTTTTCATTTTCTTTTTTTAATTTTTTATTTTCATTTTTTAAATTTCTTATATTTTTAAAATAATTATAAAAATAACTCATATTAACAAATAAGATTAAAAATTAATAATCAGATTTTAAATTTAATTTTAAATATATATATTATATAAATGTATAAATTTATTATTAATCCAAAAACAAATAGGAAGGTATCTATTTTTGGTGTTGTTGGTAACAACATTATTAAACAATATTTAACAATTATTCTTGGTGGAGCAACCAAGGAAGTCACATCCAAAAAAAATGCCGATTTTATTACAACAATATTGACAGATTCAGATAATTTTAAACATATAAATATTAATACATTTAATAATGACATTTTTCAACTCAAACCAATATATATAGAGAATCCTCCTCCTTCTCCTCGAAATTCTACGATGCCTACGCCCCCTCCTAAATTTAAAAGATCTCTTACAGAGAAGAAAAATTATATTAAGAATTTTAAAAAAAAAGAAATTAAAAATAAAACTTTTGGAAAAACTTCAATTGATAAAATTGAATTAAATTTTATATTTACTAATGATCATAGATGGTATTTATTAGATACATTACCTGAATTATATAAACACCATAAGAAAGTTTTTGACGGATTTTTTCCAATTTTACAAATTGAAGAAAATGAAATTAAAAATAAAAATATTCCTGGTCCTCACAAGAAAATTTCCATTGGTGGTGCAAATAATTGTCTTTTAATTTTAATAATTAATAAAGAAGATCATACAAATTTTACAGCATTTCATATAGCATTATCAGAAGAAATTCCTAAAACTGGTATGAAAAAAGAATTCGATAATAAATTTAAACAAGAAAATAATATTAATATTTTTATTTTTTCATTACAAGGTTTTGGTAGTATTTTTGATGATAATCAAGATTTTAAATCATATTTAACATTTTTAATTAAATATTTTAAAAATCCTAATTTTTGTTTTTTTGGAGGATGTGGTGTATGGTCTAATTATTTTAATATTTTATATGATGCAAATAAATCAAATATTAAGATAATAATTCCTGAATTTATATTTAAATTGGAGCCTACTAATACTACTGTGCCAATTCTCCCAATAAAAATTCGTTCACTTTATTCCTCTCCGACTTCAAATACATCTTCTCCTGTACCACCACCTCTTCTAGACCTACGTTCCATATCTTCAACATCATCTGAATCTGAACATGAACGTTCATCTGAATCTGAACATGAACGTTCATCTGAATCTGAACATGAACGTTCATCTGAATCTGAACATGACTGCCCGTGGCGGAAGAGGCAGAAACGTTATAAGAAAAAATAGGCAAAAAAAAAAGCAATTATATTTTAGTCTTCATAAATTTAAAAAATCTTCTTTAATTTTATTAGAATTTGTAATCCCTTTTAAATCTTCCATAATTAAATATAAATTTTAAAAATGTAATTTATCTTCATTTTTTAAAAATATTTGATAAGAATTATTTAAAGTATCATAATCTTCATGAAGAAGTTTAATAATTTTATGTTTTTTTTCCAATAAATTTAAATGATGTTGTATATTAATATTATTTTGAAATAAATATTTGTATTTAGAATTATTATATTTATTAAAATTTAAAATATTATTAATAAGAATTATTTTTTTATTAGTTGATTTACATGTATCACAATTACAATTATTTTTAATAAAATGTTTAAAATCTAAAGTCTTTTTTACACAATTCATATTAATTAATATTAGTAAAAAAATTTTGATTTTTGTTTTTAAATAAAATTTATATTTTTAAATTAAAATCAAAATTTATATTAAAAACAAAAATCAAAATTCAAAATTCAGTTTAGATGAAGAATGGAATAATAATTTAATGCGAATAAATTTAAATATTTATTTTAGATTCAAAAATAATAGAATGTTGTAAATTTTTATTTAAAACAAAACCTTTACAATTTAGTGTTTTATTTTTTAATTCATTATAATATTCTTTATACCTGTATTTTAGTGTTTTTACATCAATGTATGAATCAGATGAAATAATAATTGTATTATTATATAAATTTTTTTTTATTTTTGAATTTTTTATTTTAATAATTTTATGACCTTTTTCTTTATTTAAAAATTTTTCTAAATCTAATAAAATACTTTTATTAAAATTTCTATTTTTTAAAAATTTCAAATTTTTAATTTTAATAATTATTCCTTTTGAAAATTCACCTTTACGAAAAAATTCATTTGTAAATAACATTATTAACATTTTTTTATCTTCCTCTAAAATCAAACATTTTTCAATTAATAAATTTTCTTTTTTAAAAGAAATATTTTTTATATTTATTAAAATAAGTTTATTTATATTTTGTATTGTTTCATTACCTAATTTTTTATAATAATTATAATTGTCATCTTTATTTATTTTTATAAAAGTAAAAGTATATTTTTCATCTTTATTATTAAAAAAATCAACAATTAAATGATTCATATTAAAATGAACAACATCCAGATTAAAATAATCTTTTCTTGGTAAAATAATTAAAACTGGATTTAAATTATTAATATTGTTATTATTCTTTTTTTTTATTTTTTTTTTATATTTTATATATTCCCAGTCGATTATTTCACCATTAGGTTCATTTTTTTTATATAATTTGTTTGGTAAACCTTGAAAACCTAAAAAAGCTTGTTCTTCTGTTGCTGGTAAATTTGGATTATTTTCATAAATAGGTATTTTTACCCATTGATAACAATCCTTTGAAAAATTTATTTCATATTTATATTTAATATTATCTTTTGTTTCTCTTAAAACAATATCTTTTATTTGACCATTTGAATTATAATCTATCATCCATCTACCAAACCAATCTCTAGAAGAACTATTATATGTAATATTTATTAATTTGTGATTATTTTTATTATATATATTTTTTTTATTAATTATTTCTAAATTTTTATTTTTTATTAAAAAATCTAATTTTTTTTCTTGTTCTAAAATCTCATTTAAATAATTATTTTTTTTAAAGATATTATTTTTTTGAATTTTTATATTTCCTTCAATTTCTTTTAAACTTTTTTCAAATAATTGAATTTTTTTATTAATTTCTTTCATTTTTAATTTATAAGGCAAAAAATTATCATCAACGTCCCTTTTTTGAATTTTTTCAAATCTTACTTTTTTGGGTTTTGTTATATTTAAAGATATATTATTTGAATTTTTAACTATTGTATCTGAATTTATTAATTTTGAATTATCATTTAATATTTTATTAGTATTACCTAATAATTGCGGACTATTAAAATTATTACCTTCATTTGAAACTGTAAATGAAGCTAAATTACCTTGTATATCTTCTACTTCATTTTTTTCTATTTTACTTTCAATCTTTTCTTGATTTTTTTTAAAATCAACATCCATTATAGCTCTTTCCGCAATTTTTTTTTGCATCATTTTTTTAAAATTTAACTTATCTTCTTCAGGATCTTTAAAATTTAATTTTTCTTTTGGTTTATTTCTTATAGTGTTTTCATAATTTCTTTCTTTTTGAAGTTCATTATAATTATTGTTTATATTATTACTAGAGCTCTCTTTATCTGATATAAAAAAACTTTGTGGTATTTCTGGTTGTCTTTTTAATTTTCGACCCATTAATTCAAAACTTTCATTTTTTTGTGTTTTTTGTTCCAAATTCATTTTCTTTCTATTATCTTGTAAATTTTGTAACTTATTATTAAATTGATTTGTAGTATTTTCTAAAAATATATTTTTAGATCTTTCTCCCTGTTTTTTAACTTTTGGTCCTAAAATTGTTTCATAATTTACATTATTTGTAAATTCTCCTATTGATTTTTGATTTTGTGTATAATATTTTACCGCATAATCTAAAACTTTCTTATTGAGATTATTACAAATTTTTTTTTTATTATTTCCTTTAATATCTTTATTTTCATTTAATGTTTTTTTCATTATAGCTGTTAAACTATTTTTAACACTATCTTCATTTATTTTATAATTACTAATTAAAATATTTGAAATTATTTGGAAATTATTTGGTGACAAAAAAAATTCTCTATAGTTTTTCATTATAATTAAAAAAATAAAATATTTTTTAAATATTATTCTAACGTTTTTTTTTTAATTTAAATTTACATTTTTTTAAAATAAAAAAATCTTTTATTATATTATATAAAATAACAATTATGAATAATCCAGTCAAAATTATAACTTCAATCTTAAAAAATACTGAAAATCATCTTGATAAAGTACTTTCAAATCAATATTTATCTGTTGCTATTAAAGTCTTCTTAGCATTATATGCAGCGACAGTGGCGCCTAAATTACCAAATACTTTAGTAAAATTATTTGATAATATGTTTGTTAAAATATTCTGGGCAGCTCTAATTGTGATGCTAGCTACAAAAAAACCTGATGTAGCTTTAATAGTAGCTATTGCATTTGTTGTTACTTTAGAAACATTAAATAAAAAAAAATTATACAATACATCTCTTAGTGTAACACAACAAAATGGCATTTCATGGTTACCATCTGCTAAAAAGACTATTTCAAGACAACAATATAATCAACAACAGCAACAACAACAGCAACAGCAACAGCAACAACAACAACAAATAGATGATCTACCGGGATATGATTCGTGTGATGTTTATTCACCAACTACTACAGTCGAAAAATTTATAAGTACTGGAGCTATGCAACCATCAGCCGATGACGACGAGGTACAGGAGCTATTACATATTGGTTCTGAGCAAAATTTAAGAGACGCTTCCACAAGTAATCAAATTCCTGAAAGTGATCAAAATGCTTGTGTTAGTACCTTAAAAGGTAGTTGCACACAGGGGCTCAGCTCCAATAGTATAAGTGGGTTTGATTCAAAACAAGATACTTATGCAACACTTTAAAATTATATTTTGAATAACTTAATATTTTTCATCATCATAAATTATAATTTATGATATTTTCTTAATACTTTATATTTTTTTTGTTTATTTTAATAATATTTTATTACTTTTTTTGTTTATTAACTTTATATTTTTCTTTAACTTTTTATTTCTTTTTATCAATTTTAAATTTTGGTTTAATTATTATTTTTAGATAAATTAATAATATCTTCTTCATCATATATTAATTTATGAGGTATTCTTTGACTCAACAAAGAATGATTAGGACTATAAAACATATAATAAATCATTATAATATTTTTTTGTTTTATTTGTAATATTTATTCATTAATTTTAATAATAAAATTAATTTATCTTCTTTCTTTTTTATTTTTGTTTTATTAGATGGAATTTTATAACTATCAGGATTCCATCTAATTATTACATATTTTTTTCCAATAAATTCATCATATAAATCACTTATACGTTTCTCATCACAACTATAATCACTACTCGAATGTCCACCATTTTCATCACATTCTATTTGTAAAACTAATTCAGGTGAAGCATATAGTTTATCTGGTCTTTTTAATGAACAACCACCCATTGATTTCATACTTTTATCTGAACCTAATAGATATTGTGTTCCAAAATATTTATCCAAAAAATCAGACATTGTATGTTCGATTCTTGAATTTTTACCAGTTTTGTTATTATAACATTTTCTACAAATTTTATGTTTTCCAATATTATCTATATAATCATTTAATTTAAATACATTCCCTAAACAAAAAGAACATTGTTTATCACCTATATCATGAACACCTGATAAATGTCTTTGTAAATGACCTTTCGATTTAAATTTAGAATTACAATCTTTTTCAGTACAAATAAATAATTTGACACCAATATTATGAACAAATGCTAAATGTCGTTTTAAACTACCATTTACTTTAAATTTAGAATTACAATCTTTTTCAGTACATTTAAACCATCTAACACCAATGTCATGAACATTTGATAAATGATCTTTTAAATGACTATTTTCTTTAAATTTAGAATTACAATCTTTTTCAGTACATTTAAACCATACAACTCCTATATTATGAACATTTGCTAAGTGTCGTTTTAAATGACTATTTTGTTTAAATTTATAATCACAATTTTCACAATAACAACTATATAAATTTAAAATTGGTTTTAATTTATCAATCCATATTTGTTTTTTTCCATTTAATTCATCTTTATTTTTACAATCAACATTTTCTAATAATATAATTTTAAAATTTTCTATACCTATTATTCTCATTGATTGATATAAATTTAATATATTATCAGTATTTGAATATTTATTTCTATGTATTTTGATTACATCGCATAAATATTTACTAATTGTAGCATTAATATAGATATCATTATTTATATCATTTGTTATTTTGTATATTTTTGAATTTTCGTAATTGATTGGCATCTCGTTATTTTTCGTTATTTAATTATGTTTAGTAATTTTTAATAATTATTATATTTTTTAAAATAAACTATATCATTTAAAGATTTATTTTCTCCTTATTAAATTATCTACTAATCTTTTCATATTGATTAATTCTTTTGTTAATAATTCTATATGTTTAGTTTGTTCTTCACTTTTTAATTTAAATTCTTTTTTTAATGTTTCAACTTCTTTATTTAAATTTTTACTTTGACTAATTCTAGTATAACCTGCGCACCCTCGAACTCCAACGTCCCCTTCGGCTCCTTTACTGCCCCTTAATCCAACTAATCCAGGTGGGACACGTTCTCCTGTTACTCCGCGAATCCCTCTTTTCCCAAAATTTCCATCTCGACCTTGAATGCCAGGTGGACCAGGTGGACCTGGCATTCCATCGATTCCTATATTACCAGGTGGCCCTTGTATTCCTGGTAAGCCTTTTTCACCTCTAAAAATAATTTCACCTTTAGCATCTAATAATTTGCAGGATACAGGACCACTCTTATCTAAATTATTAACAATATCTAATAATTTTTTAAAATTTTTTTCAAAATTAGTAATTTTTGTATCTGTATTTTGCATAAATTTAACAATTTTTTGAAATGTTTTATTTTGTATTCTTAATTCTTGTCTTGTCATTGACTTCATTTTTTTGTTAATATATTATAATTAAATAAAATAAATTAATTATTAGTATTGGTATTTATAAAAAAAAATAAAAAAATAAAAAAATTTGATTTATATTTTTAATTTTAATTTATTAATTTTAAAAAAATGACAACAAATAAATCAGAATCATATCAATTGAAAAAAGGAATTTGTGATTTTCAAACAGTTATATTTAATAAAATTAATAGTTATAATAAACCTAAATATACATTTTTAAAATTTATATTAGAAAATGAAGATAAAGATGAACGTTATACAATTATTTTAAAAAGATATACAAAAATATTAAAAATTATTAAAAAAAAAAATATACCAAAAGATAAATGTTTATGTGAATTAAATAATGATGATGATAATAGCTGGATTTTAAATAATTTAACAAAACATAAAACAACAAAATTTAAAATAATATTAGCAAATTTAAAAATAGTTGATGAAGAAGATGAAGATGAAAAAGTTTTAGAAATAAGCCATGAATGTTGTTTAACTGAAAAAGATTATAAAAATACTAATTTGTATATTTATAAAAAATGTTATAATAATAGAATGGTATTAAGTGATTATGATATTCGTTATAACATATTAAGTGTATCATTTAATGAAAATTTTAAATTTGATATTATATTTAAATTTAATAATAAAAAAAAAATGTTTAATTGGATATTATTAGAAAAAAATTCAGACAATTTAGAATTAATTAAACATGAAGTTATAACACAGTAAAATTTATAGGATTATATAATTTATAAGTTTTATTTTTAGGATAAAATTCATATTTTAAATCTGTATATTTTTTTTTATAAAAATTACAAACAATACCTGTTTTTTCAGGTCTCCACCATTTATTAGGTAAAAAGACTTCTTTTGCATTTTGATTTAAATAAAATGCCCACCAACCAAATGTACTTGGTGAAACTACTAAATTATCAGATAAAGTTAATAAACAAAAATCAATTATATCTGAATTATCAGAATAAATAAAATTTTTATAAGTATTAAGATTATTTTTACACCATTTAATATCATCAGATATAATTAAAAACTTACAATTTTTATATTTTTTTTCAAAATAATTTTTAAACAATTCTATAAATTTGTTATTACCAACATTAATTCTTATTAATTTATTAAAATCAGATAAATAATCACCAAGTCGTATATGCAATGCTATAATAATTTCATCATTTTTTTTATAAGACTTATATATATTTTTTGCTTTTAATAAAATTTCATTTTTTATTTGAAATTGTTTATGTATATGTATATTAAAATTTTCAAAATATTTAACACTTTGAAACCAACCATTTAAGTTTATATTACCTTTATTTTTATATGAAAAACCTAATTTATAAATATTCTCATCAAAATTTTCACTTTTTTCATTATATGTTCCTAATATTTTATCTGAATCATCTAAAATTTCATACTTTAAATTAAATATTTCATCTAATCTAAATCTTTTATATTTATTATTTGTTTTTATAATTGGTATTTTTATTTTTACATTATGAATTTTACTAAAAACTAATAACACTGCATATTGAAATAATTGATTTGCTAGTCTACCATTAGTACCAATTTGATTATTTGTTATAAATTCCATTTTAATAATATAAATTGTTTATTTTTTTATATATTATATATTTTATTTAATTCCATTTTAATAATTTTAGCACACGTCCCCTACTGAAATGCCCACGGCTGTGCTAAAGTCATTTGAGTTGGATGAATTTTATATGTTTTAAGAGGAGATGAATGTTGATTACAATGATCTATACCCACCACAAATCCAATTTGCAAAAAATTAGTATGGTATACTTTATTATTTACTGCAGAATTAATGTTAAGTCCTTTTACTAATTTAAATATTCTTTCACCAACAGGTATTGGTCCCTCCCATAACCAATTAGGTTTTTCAATAAGAGCCCTTTCAATAGAGGTAGGATTACCTTTTGGTACAGACATTTTTATATATGTTTTACTAAATATTACATTTCCAGAGTGTTGTGAATAACCAGACGCAAAAGGATTAATAGTTTTACATTCAAAAAATTCTTGATATTTTTTAGATCCTTTTTGTATTAAATGTGGTTGAGTAATAGTATGTTTATACTCTAATTTTAAATTATCTATATTTTGACCAACATATTTATTTTCTATTTTAATTACAAAATTATTTAGATTTTTTTTTAAATATTCTCTTAAATCTACATCTTTATACATTAATAAATCATAACATTTTGCACCTAGTGGTACTATGTGTGGTCCTGTTTTTGTAGCACCTGTTGTTTTTGAAGCAATTATTGCTTGTGCAAGTGCAAGTGCAGCAGGACCAGGAGCAGCAGGACCAGGAGCAGGAGCAGGAGCTGGAGCAGGAACAGGAGCTGGAACAGGAACAGGAGCTGGAGCAGGAACAGGAGGTATTATAACAGGTCCTAAAGCAGGTGGTCCTGGATTTCTTTTCTTTCTACAATACTGCCGCCCCCGATTATTGATTGGTCCAAATTCACATAAATGAGGAGTTAAATTTCCTCTTTTTGAACATCTGGTTGATAATCTTCCTGTTCTTCCTATTTTAGCTCCTTTTCCACAGTATTTTTTTCTTTTACATGCTCGTCCTTTTTCACATAAATGAGGAGTAGTAGTTCCTTTTTTTGAGCATCTGTTTGTATTTAAATTTATTGCACATCCATCATCACCACCAATTAAAATATTTATATATTTTTTTAAAATACTTTTCCCTATTCTTCCAGTTATTAAAACTTTTTTCCCAGTTTTTGGATTTACAATTTTATTAAACATTATATATATATATATTATAATATTTTTTTTGAAAATAGTAAAAAAAATATATTAATTTAATATATAAAAATGAATAAATATTTATTAGTTTTATTTTTAAGTACAATTATTTTGTATTTTTATCTTAATCAAAATAAAGAAGAATTTAAAGCAGATATAAATTATGATATGAGAAATAAAATTAAAAATTTACAAAATCAAGAAAATAATATTAAATTAAAAATTGGTAAATTTATTACATGGCAAGGTAATCAATTACCTTTGAAATCAAAAAAAAAAAGAGTGAATGGTGATTTATATGGTTCTGCTGGACCCTCAATTAATGGTATTAATCATCATTTAATTCCTAAAAGTATGAGTGTTTTTAGTCAAAATAAATGTTCAATAAATTGTTGTGGTCAGAATCCATATACATGTAGTGGTGGTTGTATTTGTCAAACAAAAAAACAAAATGAATTTTTGAGTTCTCGTGGACATAATTCAAATTTTAAAGAATCTTATTAGAATAATTGAATAAATTTGTTTAAGAATAAAATATTTATTTATATTAAAAAATGAAAAAAGCACTTCTAATAGGTATAAATTATTTAAATTATCCTAAATATCAATTAAATGGGTGTATAAATGATGTAAATAAATTTAATAATTTTTTAATAAATAAAGTTAAATATGAATCAAAAAATATTAAAATATTAACAGATAAAACTGTTATGAAACCTACAAAAAAAAATATATTATTAGAATTAAATAATATTTTAATTGATATTAATGAAAATAAAATTAAAGAAGTAATTTTACTTTATTCTGGTCATGGAACACAAATATATGATAAAAATAAAGAAGAGAAAGATAATTTAGATGAAATGATAATAACTTGTGATTTAAATACTATAAAAGATGATGAATTTAATAGTTTTTTCTTAAATAAAATAACAAACGATTCTGTAAAGATTATTTGTATATTTGATTGTTGTCATAGTGGTACAATTTTAGATTTAAATTATTGTTATACAAATGGGAAAAAAAGAATAAATAAAAATAAAAATATAAGAGGTAATATATGTTGTATTTCTGGATGTCTTGATAATGAAAAATCTGTAGAAACTTATATTAATAATAAAATATCAGGTGTAATGACTAATTATTTATTAAAATCATTAGAAACATATAATTATGATATTACATTTACTGCTTTAGTAAAATGTATAAATAATGAATTAAAAAAAAATAATTTTCAACAAAATTGTCAATTAAGTTCAAATTTAGAAATATTAGAAGATTATAAATTTATAGGAAAAGATAAAGATAAATTAGAAATAATAGAAACAAAAATAAATGAAAATAATTTAGAAAGAACTACAATAAAACAAAAAATAAAATTGTTTCAAATTAATAAAGAAAAAATAAAAATTAAATTAAATAATTTAGAAAAAAAAAAGAAAGAAATAATTATAAATTATCGAAAAAAATATTTTTATTTTAAAAAAACAAGAAGTAGATATTATTATTATGAATTAATAAAACAAATACAATTATATAAAAATAATATACAAGAAATAAAAAAAGAAAATAAAAATTTAAAAATTATAAATTTAAATATAAAAAAATTAGAAATAGAATTAAATAATTTTAATATCAAAAATAAAAACTTAAAATTAAAAAGTTTTAAATATCATTTAATAATTTAATTACTGAATTGTAATGTGCAGCTCGTGGTTGTATTTGTGTGAAACAAAAAAACAAAATGAATTTTTGAGTTCTCGTGTACATAATTCAAATTTAAAGAATCTTATTAGAATATTTATTTATTATTGAAATATATTAACTAATATTTAATTTACTTTTATAACTTTCTAAAACTTTATTTGTTTTAGAAAGTTTAAGTGCTTTAATTGGATCAAAATTTGGAAAATAATTATCTTGATTTTTTAAAAGAAAATTTGCATCAATTTCATATATGTTCTCTACTTTTAATTTCTTTAAATTTTCTAAATTACTTGTAGGTAATGCTAATTCTAAACTTAATTCTGCAGGTGCCTCTCCTATTTTGTCATATGAATGACAAGTATATTGTGGGTGAAGACAAGGCGAAGATCTACATTTGGGTAAATCAGAAGGCTCATATTCAATAATTCCAAGAGAACCCTCAAAACCACCTTTTTCACTATCTTCATCAATATAAAAAACATTACTAATAACTTCTTCTGTCTTATAAATTGTTAAATATGTTTTATTACATTCAGAATTTTGTTGATTTAATAATACCTGACTGATTTTAGGACAACTTTCATCCTTATTTGATGTTATTTCAGCAGCATACCACAATGATATAAATGCATCTAATCCAAAGAATAAATTTCTAAAACTTGAAATTTCTATATCTGTCTTGTAATTCATATCTTTATTTAGTAACTCATGTTTTAATGTATTTACTGGATCTATTATAAATGAGGCATGAAAGAGTCGTGTTCCTTTAGGTATATAATATTTATTAATTTTTTCACTACCATCAGAAAATTGTGTATAATAACTTTTTATTAAATTTAAATGTTTAGCCCATAATAATTCATCTGTATCATTTGCAGCTTCTATAGGATATTTTATTTTACCTACCCAAAATGGGTAATAATCATTAGACCAGATAGGCTTTATAGGATTTTTAGGCTTTGTAGCATTTTTAGGCTTTGTTGCATTTTTAGGCTTTGTAGCATTTTTAGGCTTTGTAGCACCCCCTATCAATAAATTAATATATTTTTTTAATACTTTTTTACCAATACGACCAGATATTAATACTTTTTTATTAGTAAGTGGATTAATAATATAATTGTATTCCATTTATATATATATATATTATAAAAATTAGAATAGAATTAAATTTTTAATATTAAAAATAAAAAATTAAAATTAAAAAGTTTAAAATATCATTTAATTACTGAATTGTAAAGCACCTCTACCACTAACAATTCTTAATATATTATAATTAATTACATAAATGTCAACATCATAAGTATGAGCATAATCATTGGTATTATTATTAACAGCAACAGGAACTGTAGTTTCTAAATTTAAAGTGACTTTTTCTATTTCTGATAAATTAATAGCACCAGATGGTTGAAATTTGTCTGGTTCTAATGAAAAAGAATACATATAAATACCATCTTTAGAATTACCTGAATGATGTTGAAATGGTTGAATTAAAGAAAAATATTCTTTTGAATTTTGAGTTATCCTATCTATACCATTTAATTGTAATTTACAAGATTTAAGGATATGTTTATCATATTCTTTAAAATTAAGATTATTAATTTTTGTAATATCAAATCTATTTGATAAAGAAGAATAAAAATAATCTTGTAATTTTGGAGGATAATAATAGTCAATATCCCAATAATTAATAGTAGAAGGATAATGATAAATTTTTAAATTTTCATGTTCATAATTTGTATAATTAAAATGTTCATTATATTGTTCAATATCATTTCTCTTGGCTATCCAAAATATTTCTTTTGTGGGATGATAAAGATTTAAATCAATATTTTTAATTCCAATTATTTTTTTAATAGAATGTTTTGTTGTTTGTTCTATTAAATATTCATGATTTATTTTTGCAAACATATTTCTTTCTGTATTATCTAAATAAATATAGTTTATGTCTAATTTAGGAACAAAATTCCATTTACCAATTATAAAATTATTTATAAAATCAGGTGAAGTTTCTAAGACATCTGGTTTTGAACGAATACCGATAGAAGTATAAAAGTTATTTCCTATTTTATCAGTATGAATTTCATCACATCTTTTAACTAATGTATATAAATCTCTTAAAGGTTTAAATTGAACTACTATTTCTACTTCGTCATATTGTAAAGCAACAAGTGGTAATGACAAACCAGAATATTTTGAAAACCAAAAAGGTAAAGGAACATAAATTTTTTTACCAGGAATAGAAGGTGTATCATCAGATGAAGAAATATCTGAAGAAGGATAGTTATAATTATTTGTTTCTTTATTATAATCATATTTATCAATTGGATTAAATAAATCTGAAACATTTCCTGTCATTTTATTATAAACTTTTTTTTTTTCATTTTCTATTGATAATTGATGATATATATCAATGGAATCACTATATAAAGTATCAATTAAAGAATTACCAATATATAATCTTACTTCATTTATAAAAGCAGGTCCTAAATGTTTAACCCATCTAAATTCATATCTATCAGTATCTTTTGAAATATATATTTTATTATCTTCATTTCTAATACCAATTGGTGAATATATAATCCATAATAAATTTACTTCATTTATAATGGAACTATCTTTATAAAAATTACTAATATATTTATTATCTGTTACTAAAGTATTTATATAAAATATTGGTGTTGTGTCATAAAGTGTTTCTAATGGATTTGATTTATAATTTTTATTTATATCTGTAGATTCAATAAAATTCCATCTTTTAGAATTTGTATTGTAATAAGTAGTAAAACAATCAGTTAGAGAATTATCAGAAGTTCTTTCATAATAAGTTGTTTTTGTTTTACCTATATTAACAGAATCATATTCAATTATATTTTTTTTATACATTCCTTGATAAGAATAAAATGTAATAGTAGAAGTATTATTTGTACCTTCTTTTCCAAAATGAATTGTAGCATTATTACTTAAATTTAATGTTTGAAAACTTGTAATATATGTATCAGTTGTAATAGTTCCTACTGAAGAATTTTTGTTAATTATAGTATGTGTTTTATTTATTAAATTCTTATAATCACCTGTAACTCCACTTATTTTTATTTTATTATAATAACTCAAAGATGTAACATTTAAACTACTTCCTAAATTTATTACTAGTTTATTATTTTGATTTGGATAAAAAGTTGAGACTCCTCCTATAAAATTAACATTAGTATCTATGATATTTCCATCTATATTTTGAAGAGTTATTGGAGTAACAATTGGTCCATAGTATGTTGATTGTAAAGTTAATTTATCAATTGAACCATTTAATGCTTTTATACCTGTAATGTTTTCATTTTCTTTATAAATTCTATATTTTGTAGTAGAATTTACAAATTCTCCACCATAACTTAATTCACCATTATCAGTAATTTCATTAAACATATCTGGATCAAATGTTTTATCAGTTATTATCCAATACGGATCTGAATTATCTGTTGCAGTTACATTAAATATTAAATTATTAAGATAATTCGCATCATTACCTTCTACATTTGTAATTGTTCCTATTAAATGATCTCTAAAATCAGAAAAATCAGTTAAATTTAATTCAAATCTTAACTTACCATTTTGAATACCATAATTCAGTATTGAAATATTTAAAATTCTGGGATCATTTGTTAATACAGAATCTAAAGTGATTGTTCTTAAAGAAACATCATAGTTTGTTATACTACTTGTAAATGCTACTCCTGGTGATGATAAGACAGTTCCTAAACCATATTCTATTGTAAAAATGTAGTTTTTATAATAGTTTTCTATTGTTGAAAGGTCTGCTGTATTTGAAAAAGTTATAATGTTTGAATTTATATTGTTAATTTTTGTACCATTTGAGTAATAGTATTTAATATCTTGATGATATATTCCATCAAATGCTTTTTTTGTTAAAGACATCATTGTCTCACTTGAATCTTGATTAATAAAAATTTCATTATTATTTGGTTCTATTAAATTTGTACTTAATTTATATTTAATATTAAAATTATTCCCAGTTCCATTATGTATTTGTGGAATATTTATTAAAAATTCATTATTATCATTGACAGTAGTTAAATTCAAAATATCTATTGCTTGAAAATTACTTACAATATTTGTTATATTAATAGTTTGTAATGGATCATTCCAATTATTATTTAAAGTAGCTATTTTAGTAGTGGCATCATAATTTGTAATTATATTTTTTTGTCCTTTTCCTAATCCTTCCACTATTTCTAAGTACCAATAATTATAAAAATTATCTGTATTTTTACTATTACTTGGTAAGACTATTTTATTTATATTTGTTCCGTTATTATAATCATCATCCTTACAATTTTGTACATTGTCTTTAATAAAAATAAAATAATGTGATGTTTTATCTGGCAAAATGGACCAATCTGAATCAATTGTAATAATTTGTGTAATATTGTCATAATTTATAATATTTTTAACTTGATTTATACCTAACCCATAAATAATTTTAATTTTCATATTTGTATAATAATTTGCATCTGCTTTTTGTTTTATAGTTGTTATAGTTGTTTGTATTTCATTTGTAATTTCGGATATTATATCTGGTAGAAAATTTATTTCAATTGTTATAGTTCTAATTGTTGAATTCTGAACTATTCCATAAAAAAGACCTTTAATTAATAAATAATCAGGAATTTCAGTTAATTTATTGTTCCATAATTGAGAAAATGGATTTATTAAAAAATTATTTCCCAATGGTTTTATTGGAAAAGGAAAACTTTTTGAATAAATATCTGGTAAATTAAAAGTTAAATATAAATTATGTATTAAATCACCTTTTCTTGGAATTTTTATTTTATATTCTAATTTTTCATTATACGATAATTCTGTTCTACCTTCTAATGTTTCTTCTATATTTTCCATTGCAAAATTTGTATATCTCTTATATACTGTTTTAAAAAAAGTAATTTGAGGATTACCATTTAGATATATATTTTCTGTTCCATTTGCGATTAATTGTAGTAAACCACCACCCATTTTTTTTGTTAATATAATATATTAATATATATTTTTAAATAAATATTTTATATTATTATATATATTTATATTATATAAATGAGTTTATTAATAAATTATAAAAATAATAATTCTAAAATTGAGCCAGCTTTGTCTTGTAATCATAAAAAATATGAAATAATGAATAATAATTATTTTAAAAGAATTATCCCAGATGTTAAAAAAAAAAATAAATTAGATTTTCGCCCACAAATAAATAATAATTGTAATTTTTCGAATAAAATAAAACAAAATATTATTGAAAAAGATATTTTAAAAATAAAATTAAATAAATTAAATGTAATTAATAATATTAATTGTAATTTTAAACAAAATTATTTTCCAGGAAAAGGTGATTTTAAAAATTATTCTAAAAATATTGATATTGAATCTGATATAAGGAATTTAAATCAGCCTATACAAAACAATAATTTTAATCCAAAATGTTTACAAGATAATAAATTTAAAGGTACATATAATCGTTTTAGTTTATGGAATAATACACATCCTGGATCTAATTCAAATGCAAAAATTAAATTAAATTCTTGTCCAAGACCATTTTATCAATTTATTGATAAAAGTCTTTGTAAAAATACAAAAAATATATTTAATAATTCTACAAAAAGAAAAATAATTTCTTAAATTTTTTCTAAATATTTATTAATATTTATTTTTATTTTAAGACCATTCTGAATTCTTTGAAAATATTGTTTTTTATTAAAAATATTTAATAAGACATTTGTTTTTGTTATTAAATAATTTAATTCAAAATTTTTATTATAATTTAATATATCTTCAATTAAAACTCTTATAATATTTTTATTTTTTTCATTATTTGTTATTTTATTTAAATTATTTTTTATTAATTTTATTTCCATTTTTAAATATTTAATATTATCTAAATTTCCTGCAGTTTGTTTTATAATTTCAATTGTGGATTTGTCTTTTACTTCTATTGTTAAAATATCTTCAACTTTTTTTACAATTCCATTTGTTTTAAAATATTTATTAATTTCTTCAGATGATTTAATTAATCTATAAAAAGAATCACTAATAACTGTATTTGCATTATTATCTGATGCAAAACCATATTCTCTTTTTATTTCAATTAAATCATTTGGTTTAAAACAATAATATTTAGAAACAGGATCATTTATATATAAAATTGGAAAGTTATCTAAATTTTTTTCATATTTTTTTATTATTGATTCTTTTTCTATTTTACTTAATTTTATATGTTTAGGAACTAAAACATGTTTTGTTAAATTATATTGTAATTCATTTAAATGAAAATATTGAATATTTATATATTTATTTAGTTTTCTTTCAAATTCTTTTATTTTTGTATTATCTACTTCATTTTTATAATTATCTGGCTTAACAATCTCTGTTAATTTAATTTTGTTTAAATTATTATAGTCTTCATAAACTATAATAATTTCATCATTCCATTTTATTTTATAATGTTTGTTTAAATTTATTAAAGTATAATTAAATTTATGTTCTAATTTATTTTTTAAAATTTCAAAATCTTTTAAATTCTCTGGATCTGTAGTTTTTATCCTTTTTGATTTTAAAATATTAAGCCATTTATTTTTTGTATTTATTTCTAAAATAAATGAAATAATTAACCTTTTATTAATTTTAGGATGATTATAAACAATATCTAAATAATGTCCTTCTGGTTTTCTTTTTTTAAAAATTTTATCTTTTTCTTTTTTTTTTGTTTCATCTTTATCTTCTTCTTCTATTATTTTATTTACTATTTCTAAATAAGTATCTATTTTGTTTTCATTAAATATTCCTTTTTCATTTAAATTATCAATAAAACCTCTATCTTTGGCAATTTCTAATAAAATTTTATTGGCAGTTATCAATTTATTTTTTAAAAGTTCATATTCAGAATCTTTAATCATTATAAGAATTTTTATATACTATAATTATATAAAAAAAAATATTATATTTTAACAAAGTATATTAAGTATTTTAATTAAGTTCTTTTAATTTCCAATCTTCATAAGTATTATCAGGCATATGTCTTCGTAATATTATTGGACAATTATTATTTTCTAATTCTTGTAATGTTAATTCTTCAGCAGATAAATATTTTTCATTTGATTTTTTTATTAATGCAGGAAAATTATTAGCTATTTGTTGTGCTCTACAACTTATAATTTTTGCTTTTTCATATTTACTTAAAAATTTACGTGTTTTTCTTTTTAGAGTACTAATTTCATTGTAAGATTCATTAAAATTTTTTAAATTTTCTATTTTTATTTTTTCTTCCATTTTTGCTGCCATTTTTATTTATATATTAATATATATTAAAAAATTTTAAATCAAATTTTTATTTTTTTTATTTATTTAATTATTTGTCCAAGAACATTTACATTCAGTACAAATATATAAATATTTTAATTCTTCTGAATTATATTTAATAAAAATTATGTCTTTTAATTTAGTATCTTCTTTTATACAACAATGCTCCTTTTTTGGGTTTGTAGAATAAGCAAAACATTTACCTTTAATTTTTGGTAAAGTTTTATCTTCAAGTAAATTTGTTATATTATTATTTGTTTTATTAATAATTATATCATTATTATAAAGTCTACTAAATATTATAGTATTTACTTTATAATCTGAATCATCATGTTTATAAACACTATTACATGTTTTACAAAAATAATTTAATTTATCATCATTTCTATTAATATATAACATATTGTCACAATGTTTGCAAAATTTCATCTTTTAATTAAATATAATATATATTAAATATTTAAATCAAATTTATTTAAAAAAAAAATAATTAAAAAAAATAAAGAAAAAAAATGTTAAATAATTTCAGTTATAAAGTTTTAAATTTTATTTTTTTAACAAGAATGTTGAAAGATAAAAGCGTGTCTTGGTTAACAGATTATTTTTATGGAAGACCTTTAATTGTAAATAGAATAAATGAAAATAATAATAATACTATTTTAAATCATATATATAAATTTAGTTATAAAAGTACATTAATAATAGATAATATCTATTTAGGAAATGGTTGGGATGCAAGTAGTTATTATGATTTAAAAGCAAATAATATAACCACTATAATAAATGTTACAAATGAAATTCCAAATTATTATGAAGCTGAATTTAATTACTTTAATATACCTGTAAGAGATACTATAGACTCATCTATGATATTATTTTTTAATGATGTTTTAGAATTTCTTAAAAAATATAAAAACCAAAATATTTTGATTCATTGTTATCATGGTTCAAGTAGAAGTAGTACTATTGTTTTACTTCATTTGATTATAAATTATAAAATGAGTATTGAAGAAGGTCTTAAATTATTAAAAGAAAAAAGAGAGATTGTTAATTTAAATAAAATTTTTTTTGAAGAATTAAAAACATTTAAAGAAAATTATTAAAAATATTTAAAATTTAAAAACTATAAAAAATAAAAATATTATGAAAAAATGTAATCGTAGCGGAAAACATGGTAAGACTAAGAGATATTCTACATATGGTAACAATATATTTAATTTAAATAATATTAAAAGTAAAAAAGGAAAAGGGTATCATGGAAAAAGAAAATATAAAAATTATACCCCAATTGAATATAGAAAATATTTAATTCAAAAATCTAATTTTTATACAGAAAAAAAAGGTTTTTTAGTTACTAATAAATTAGTTGAAAAAGAAAAAATTAATTTTAAAAATTTATGTAATGATGATAAAATCCCTGTTACTAATTGGGATGAATATTGGAAATATATTAAAAATTTAATTATATAAATCTGTTATAAAAATAAAATTTTCATTTATTTGTATTTTTTTCTTTAATATATTATTATTTTTGTAATCTTCTTCTAATTCTATATTTTGTTCTAAATAATTCTCTAAAATATTTATTTTTTTATAAACTGTTAATTTTGGTTTTTTTATTTTTTTTATTATAGTATTAATTAAATTTTGTTCAAGTTGATCTATTATAAAAAATGAAATTAAATATTGAATAATCCATATAATAATTAATTTACTATTTAAATCAATAAATAATAAAATTATAATTGTATAAATTGATATTAATAATAAAATATATTTTTTCCATAATCTAAAATTTGTAAAATTAAAATTATTAATAATATATTTTGTAATTAAATATGTTTCTTTTTCATATTTAAGAATCGCTTTAAATAAGTAATGATTGTTAGTTGTTAATATAATTGATATTATTATATGTAAAAAAAAATCAATATATATATTAAAATTTATAAATAAACATAATAATGAATATAAATGAATTTTAATTATTAAATTTATAAAAACTAATAAAATATAATTAAATTTTTTTTTAGCAAAAGATGTGACTATAAAAGATTTAATTAATTCGTCTCCATAATTTATATTTTTTACAGTAAATAAAGATTTTAAATTATTCATATTTATTTTTTATTAATCCAATCGTAATTATAATCATATTTATATCTTTTACCTTTAAATAATTTTATAAATAATTTTTTTATATAAGTATAATCAGGATTTTCTTTATATTTTAACATTTTTACATATTTCATATATTTATAAAAACAAATAGGTATATTTGAACATAAACTTTTTAGTGAACTCTTTTTTTTTGTTAAATATATTAAATTTTTTTTTTCTATGCTATTATTATTATTACTTTTTAATCCTTGCCAAGGTAATTTACTTTTTAAAAAAAAAATTAACATATATCCAATTGATTCTAAATCATCTCTTCTTGATTGTTCAATACCTTCATGTGTTTTTAAACTAGAATATCTTAATGAACCTATAAAACCAATCTTTTTTTTATATTCATTGTGTTTATTCTTATTTTTATAATATTTAGATAAACCTAAATCTATTAAATATATATACTTATTATTTTTATCTATTAAAAAATTATCTGGCTTTATATCTCTATGTATAATCCCTTTATTATGTAATTTTTCTATAATACTAAAAATTTGTAACCCAATTATTAATACTGTTTTTAAACTAAATTTTTTTTGGCATCTTTTAAATAAATTTTCTAAAGACATTCCTAAATGTTCCATAATTAATATATTCCATTTTTTACTTTCTTTAAATTCTATTACTTTTGGAATCCCTTTTACTTCTTTTAATAAATTATATAATTTATATTCATTTTTTAATTTTGATTCTTTTTCTTTTTTTTTCTCTTCAATTTTTATTGCAAAAACTTTATTCATATCTACATTTATTACTTTAAAAACTAATCCAAAAGAACCTTTTCCTATTTTTTTTAAAATTTTATATTTATTATCTATAAATAAAGCCATTAATTAAAATACTTAAATTTAATTTTTAAAATAAATTTTTAATATTAACTTAATTTTTAAATTTTAATTTTGCTATTCCATTCATAATTGTTAAAATATTATAATTTATTATATGTAAATTTATATTATATTTATATATATAATCATTATTTAAATTATTAGGTGTAAATAAAACATCCTTGTATTGTGGTGGTGTTATTGTTTTTATTTTAAAATATACATCTTTAATATTTGTTAAATTACAATTTCCAGATGGTTGATATTTAGAATTATCTAATGAAAATGAATAACTATAAATATTTTCATTTTTATTTTTAAAATGTTGATAAGATTGAACTAATGATAAATATTCCTTATTATTTATAAATATTCTTTCTAAATCATTAAATACTATTTTCATTTCTCTTATTATATTTTCTACAAATTTTTCTTTATTATTTCTTTTTATTTGTGGAATTAAATTATAATTAGTATATTTATATTTATATTTATTATCTTGTAATACATTTGTATAGATATAATCATAATTCCAAGGTATTAAATTAATATGTTCAAAATTTGTAAAATTTGACCATTCATTTTTATTTTTTATATCATTTCTTTGAGCAACAAATATTATTTCTTTAATATTATTTTTAATCTCAACATTTATATTTGTTTCATTTATAATATTTTCTTTATTTATACTATTTGTTTGCTCTATTAAATATTCATGATTACTATTAGCAAATAATTTTCTTTCTTCATTGTCTAAATAAATAAAATTACCTTCTAAAAAAGCATTTAAACCCCAACCTTTTTCTAAATTTGATATTTCTACAAAATTATTAATATGTCCTTCTGAACTTTCATTTAAATTTTTGTAAAATGGTGAAATAAATTTATTATTTTCTTTAATTGTATACAATTTGGATATTGGTTTTAGTTCTAATTCTATTTCTAGTGTATCATATTGTAAACAAATTAACGGTAAAGATAAACCAATATCTTTTGTAAACCAAAATGGTAAAGGTACATAAATTTGTTTTTTTATTATAGATGGTACTGTATAAAATTCTGTTGCTGATGGTATTTTACTATTTAAATAAATATTATTAAATAAACCTTTTGGATTTATTATTTCATCATTATTCCCAGTTATATTATTATATAAATCCTTTTTTATTATATTATTATATAATTCATTATAAATATGTATATATTCACCTGTTAATTTTTGAATTATATTACCTCCTATCTTAAATACTAAATTCTCAATTATTGATGTCCCTATATTTTTTATCCATTTAAATTCTGAAATAAATTTATTTTTAGAATAAATAAATGAACCAATATTTAAATTTTCTTCAAAAACTTTATCTTTAGATTTTATTCCCAAATTTTTTATTAATTCGTAATTTTCAGTTCTAATTAATTTAGTTTTTATATAAGTCATTTAAATTTACAAATATTTTTTTATTTCAAATTGAAACCAAAAAAAAAAATTATAATAAATCCTAATGATTTAAAAAAATATATTTACCTAGCCATGATGATTTAATAAATCAGATAATAAATCATTTTTAAACAACAAAAAAAAAAAATAAAATAAAAAATAAAATTATAATAAATCTTCATTTTTTAAAAAAATAAATTCATTATCTTCTTCTATTACTTTCTCTAAAGTGTTACCTTCATCTTTATTTAAAATCTCTTCTTCAATAAAAATATCTTTTTTTGTTTCTAATTGATATGTATCAATCATTTCATCCATTTCAACTTGTTTAATAATTTCACCATTATTTTCATTTTCATTTTTTTTTAATTTTGTTCTATAACATGTACAACTTTCTGTATTACCCATTTTTTTTTAATTTATATTATATTATTATTTTTTTTTTAAATCATTTTTATAAATTTATTTTAATTTTTAAATCATTACTCTTCTTTTTCAATTCTTTTTCAATTTTATCTTTGACCGTTCCGACCACCGTTGTATAATGTTGCTCAATTTTTAAATCTTCAATTTTATCTTTGACCGTTCCGTCCTCCGTTGTAATGTTGCTCAATAACATTATTTTGTTCAATCATTAAAGTATCTTTATGAGCTTGTTGTTTAATTTTTATATTATCTTTTTCTTTTTTAATTATTTTAATTTTTAGATTTTTTTCAATTAAATTATCTTTTTCAATTAAATTATCTTTTTTAATTAAATTCTCTTTTTTAATTAAATTATTTTTTTCAATTAAATTATCATTATCTTTTTTAATTAAATTATCTTTTTTAATTAAATTATCTTTTTCAATTAAATTATCTTTTTCAATTAAATTATCTTTTTCAATTAAATTATCTTTTTCAATTTTTAGCTCTTTTTTAATTAAATTATTATCTTTTTCAATTTTTAGATCTTTTTCAATTTTATTTGTTTTTTTGTTTAATTTAATAAAAATGTTTGTTAAACTATTATAAGCTACATTTACTAAAATATTAAAACTTATATAAAATTTATTTAAAAAATATGATGTTTCTTGAATAAAACTTATTAAAAATTCTTTTTTATTATTTCCTGTTTTGTAATATGATTTTGTAACTAAATAAACATATAATATATTTAATGGGAAAAATAACATTATATAAAAAAAACCAATACCCAAAATCATAGAATCTCTATAATAATTATTTTTATTCATTTATTTTTTTAATAACATAATTATTTTTTTAAATAAATTTTTATAATAAATTTGATTTTAAAATTTTAAATTTTTAATTATATAATAAAATGAATTACAAAAGAGTTTATGATCCAATATATGGTGATATAGAAATACAAGATGATTTATTAAAAATTATTGATACTATAATTTTTAAAAGATTAAAAAATATAAAACAATTAGGTTTAACACATCATGTATTCCCTTCAGCGCTTCATACACGATTTGAACATAGTATAGGAACGATGCATTTATCTAATTTAATGATTAACAAATTAAATCAAAATTCTAATTATAAAATAAATAAAAAAAATAGATTATTAATTAATATAGCAGCATTATGCCATGATATAGGTCATGGACCATTTTCACATTTATTTGATAAGATAACAAATTCAAATCATGAAAATAGATCTTGTGATATTATAGAATATTTATTACCAAAAACAAAATTAAAATTAAATGGATATGATTTAGATATAATTAAAAATTGTATCAATCCTTCTGATAAAAACAAAAAAAAATTGATATACAATATTGTTGCCAATAAAAATACAGAATTAGATGTTGATAAATTTGATTACATTCAAAGAGATACATATTTTACAGGATTAAAATTTAATACAAATTATAGTAGATTAATGAATCAAGTTATGGTGATAGATGATAAATTATGTTATCCTTTAAAACTTAAAGATGAAATTTTAGATTTTTTCTATACTAGATACAGTTTGTATAAAAATATTTATAATCATAAAACAACCAGATCAATTGATTATATGGTAATAGATATATTAAAAAATTCTAAAGATTTTATTAAATTTAATAATATACAAGAGTTTTTAAAATTAAATGATAATATTTTAGAAAATATTTATAATTTTAATAAAACTAGTACAATAACTAAAAAATTATATGAAAGAATTTATAAAAGAGATTTATATACTTTTTTAGGAGAAATTAATAATTTATCTGAAATATATTCTACATCTCATGTTTTAGAATACATTTTAGATAATTCTCCAATTGAAAAAGATAAATTGATTGTTGAAACTTTAAATATAGGAATAAGTAAAACTAATGAATTCCCATTAAAAAATATTAATTTTTATAATAAAAAAAATAAAATCATAAATTTAGATGTTAAAAATATTACAAAATTGATTCCATCAATTTTAAAAGAAAATACAATTAGGATTTTTTATAAAGATAAAAAAAATATTAAAATAATACAATTTATTAAAAAAAGAATTCATGAATTGAATCAATTTTAAAAAAATAATAAATGAATTTAGAATTTATAATATTTAAATTTCATTTACAATTTTTATTTTTTTTTATTAAAAATAAAAATTTGATTTAAAAATTCTAATTGTTGATAAAAAAATAAAAAAATTAAAAATGGGAAGAAAAAAAGTTGAATACATTTGTAAAAAATGTGGATATAAAACAAATAAAAAGAGCAGTTATATAGTACATCTAAATAGAAAGAAACCTTGTAATCAGAATAAAATAAATAATATTGAATCAATAACAAATCAAACAGTTTCACAGAATAAACAACATAAAAAGGAATTAGAAAAAATAAAATTAGAAATGGAAAAATATAAATTAGAAAGTATAAAATATAAAATAGATAATGAAATATTAATAAATAAAAGAATAAAAGATAAAATAGAGAATGAACAAATAAAAAATAAATTAGAAGAAAAAGATAAATCTATAAAAGAATTAATATCAACAAATAAAGAAATGGCATCAACCAATAAAAATTTATCACAGGAAATAAAGAAATATAAAGAAACAATTAATTTTATGACTAATTATAATAATATTGTTATAAATTCTTATGGTAAAGAAGATACAACACATATAGATATGAAGTCAATTATGAATGATTGTAAAACATTAGCAGAAATGGTAGCCCAATCAATTAAAAAAAAACATTTCTCTAAAAATAAAAAGAATCATAATATAATGTTATTAAGAACAATTGCTAAAACATATAATAAAGAAGGGTTTTGGGAGCCAAAAGATAATATTAAATTATTTATAAATGAATTAATAAAAAAAGGTATAGTAAATATTGATGATTATAAGAAATCCGAAAATATTAAATTTAAAAAAGATAAAGAAAAAAGGTATAAAAAAGATAAGAAGTATCTTATTCGAAATATACCTTTGGCTTGTATGTTTAATCCTATTGAAAAGAAAAGATTAAAAGAAATACAAGAAAACAAAGAATATAATAACTCCCGTATTATCATGCTGGGGATGATCCCAAAAGATGAACAATGGGATAATATTGAATTAAAATATAAAAAAGAAATTAAAACAGCAAGCAAACAATTGGATGTAAAAAATAATTTAATTAAACATATAAATGAAGCAGTAAGTAAGAAAGATATAAAAGCAGGCATGGTTGGTTTCAGGTATATGTAATATGTAATAGTTAAGTAAAAGATGATATTTTAGAAGCGAATGACTGACAAATTCAGAAAATATGTTAAAGCAGGTATGGTTGGATATAGATATATGTAAGTAATATATGTAATATATATATATAAATATATATTATGAATTCAAAATCTATTTGGTATTTTAAAAATAACATTTTTAGAAAATAAAAAGTTTTTTTTTTATCGATAAAATTATGATGAAATAAAAAGTTTTTTTTTATCGATAAAATTATGATGAAATAA